CAGAAAGAAGGAATTGATTAAATGGATGCTCAAGTTATGGTTCAGGCATGCGGAGCGGTCATCGACTTTGGAACCCATGCGGACGTTGCCATTGATTTTCTCAGAATGCTCGCCGGGACCGTTAATCCAGCGCAGTTCCTCCAGATTTCGGACCTAAGTGATCCGACGATGCATGATACCGCACTGTCGCTGATCAAAGATTGCATGGGAACACCATCATAAATGACCGCCGCTCCGTATGATTATCCGTCAACGTCTCCGACGAAGACCTCGTTCGTCCATCCAGAATATCAATACTGGAGGTTTTGGTGGCAGATGATCCGTGACAGCGTGCTCGGCGAGATCGAGATCAAGCGTAAGGGTGAACTGTATCTCCCAAAACTCATGGACATGCAGCCCAACGAATATGCTGCGTTCCTTGATCGTGCCGTGTTCTTCAACATGACACAGCGCACCGTGACTGGATTGATGGGCACATTGTTCCGTCGTAATCCAATCATCGAGAACCTGCCAAAAGGCTTGGATACGTCCAACATCAGTAAATCCAGCCAGACACTCGGGCATTTTGTCAAAGAAGCAGCCAGTGAAGTTATCACCATGGGGCGTTACGGCGTTCTATTGGATATGGATGCTAAAGGCGTCCGTGCTCCTTATCTTGCTGGCTACGTTAGTGAAAACATCGTGGATTGGACTGTAGAAGAGATCGCCGGTCGTTATACGGTCACTGAGGTCATTCTACGTGAATTGAGACTTGCTAGACCTCTCCTAAATCCTATTTCGGTCACACCGATGGGACGCAAGTTACCCAAGGTGCCAAATGCGGCTGAGCGTGTGTTTTCACAAGACACTGCTGTAACACGTGCGGCCCGTAGGTGGATCGCGTCCTATCGCGTGCTTCGTTTGGAGCCTGTTAACTACGACGACCTGGAAGGCCCTCGTGTCTATCGTCAGTATTTCCATACATCTGATAAAGGTGATGCGTCACCGGAAGGGACTCCATTCAGCGTGGTAACGCCAAACTGGCGTGGTCAGCCCTTCAACTTCATCCCATTTGTTTTCATGGGACCAAAGGACAATACACCAGACATCGATAAGTCGCCTATCATTGATATCGTGACGATGAACCATAGCCACTACAAATCTTACTCGATGCTTGAGCACGGTCGCTATTACACCGCGCTGCCTGTGTATTGGACACAAGTTAAAGCGGGAGACGAAAATGCTTCATACACCGTGGGACCATCTGTGGTATGGGAAGTTGAGGCTGGAACTAAACCGGGCATCCTTGAATTTAACGGATCGGGTCTTAAATTCCTCGAAAACGCCTGTAATTCAAAGGAAGACCAGATCGCTGCTCTTGGTGGCCGTCTCGTTGGAGTGGAGCGCGTATCCGCTGGTGAGTCTAATAATCAGTTAAAGATGAAAGAAAGCAATGAAAGCGCATTGCTATTAAACATCTCCAGCATGCTTGATACATCGTTCACTTCGCTGCTGCGTTGGTGGTCTCAATGGCAGGACGTGCCAATTGATGTAGCCAACAAGATCACATTCGAAACCAACAAAGACTTCCTGCTCAACCAGACTGGTGCTCGTGAGTTCCGTGCCATTCAAATGATGTATGAAGCTGGTGTTATTCCCGTGGCTGTTGTCCACGACTTTTTAGTCCGTGCCGAAGTCGTGCCAGATTGGATGGGACTTGACCAGTTCGAAAAGCTGCTTAAAGAAGCTGAGAGCTTTCCAAATCAGGCAGATGTGCAAGCGAAACAGCGTGGCGCTCCTTCGGCTCAGTCCGAATGGGAAGCAGAACACGTCCTCGTCGATCCGCAGGTTGTCGCGGTTCGTGGATACGATAGTCAGGCTCCTGCTGGTCAGCAGCCACTTCCTGGGCAGCTACCTGGGCCACCTGTTACGGCTCAGCAAACCATGCCACAGGGACAAGGTGCGCCGCCTCCTCCTCCTCTTCTGACGACAGAGACCACGGTTACAGGTGGTGAAAAGCCTGTTCGTAAAGTTCGGCAGACGACGGTCGCGGCACCGGCAGCACTAAAAATCCCGAAAGGAAGTAGCACTGCTCCATCAGTCCTGACTGATACTGGCACTGGCGGCACACCTGGGCAGCAGGATGACGTTGGTGGGCATCCTCATCGTCAATCTCGCAAAGCGTCTTCCACAGGAGATGCTAACTTCTCTTCGAAAGCAAGGACTGTTTAATCGTGACATCACCTTACAATTTCGTGGTTAACTACAACAAAGATGATCCGAACCTTTTGTCGCAACTTTGCGATTTTCACGGCTCCGACAAGGGTTGGGTTAAATCACCAAAGACTTTGTGGCCTTGGTATGCTCATACATTCACCGATTACGTGAGCAGATTGTTTGATCACTGTCGTCCTCATGTATTAAGGGTTTACGAAAATGGCATCGGCACGAACAGCACCACGATGCAGTCCAGTATGGGAGCGAACGGCAGACCCGGAGCTTCATTACGAGTTTGGAGAGACTACTTCCCCAATGCCCGCATCTACGGCTCTGATATCGATCAGAACATACTATTCGAAGAGCACAGAATCAAGACCTACTTCGTTGATCAAAGAAACCCCAACGCAATTCAAAGCATGTGGCAGAAGATAGGCGAACACGACTTTGATCTCATGATAGATGATGGGCTACATGCATTTGATGCTGGTCGAACTTTATTTGAGAACTCGATTTCCAAGATCGCATCAACTGGGATTTACATTATCGAGGACGTGATGCCTGGAGATCAAACGAACTACATGCGCTACTTTGAGAAGACCGACTACCGGGTTGACTTCGTGAACCTTAATCGGCCTTATGCGCCATTGGAGAACAATAGTTTGGTCGTGGTGCGAAAAAGGTGAGCCTATCTAAAAAAAAGTTTGACAAACTAGGAAGAAGGTCGTAGACGACACATCAAGACCTAATCGAGGATCGAATAGGCGGTGAGCGCGGGGCGCTTATGACACACTGTAAACATATGTGGGGACCACATCATGCCAAATATTACGTTTGATACTCTGGACGTTGTTCCAGATGGACTAAAAGAACATGCGAAGAAAGACGAAGCCTCTGGCAAGTTTCTCGTGAGTGTGGTTCCCGAAGTCAAGTTGAATGAGTTCCGCGATACGAATGTGCGGGTTTCTCAGGAACGTGATGCTCTTGGTGTTGTGGTTCAGAAGATCAAGCCTTTGATTGGCGACGACATTGATGCCTTTATCGCTCAGTATACCGAGTTGGCTACGATGTCTCAGCAAGTTAAAGACGGAAAGTTGAAGGCGTCAGGCGATATTGAGGCTGAAGTTCTTAACCGAGTGGCTTCCATGAAGACCGGGTTTGAGACACAGCTTACACAGGCGCAGCAGGCATTGGTCGCGGAGCGTAATGCTCGTGTTGAGGCGACAACGAAGTATAATCGGTCGATCATCGACCAAAACGTGACACAGGCTGTGATCACGCCGACAAGCGGGGCGAACCCAGAAGCGTTGAATGACATTCTGACTCGTGCCTACGGAGTGTTTCAAGTCCAGGCGGACGGCAAGCTGATCGCCAAGGATGGAGAAGCGATTATTTATGGTGTGGATGGGGCGACCCCAATGACACCGATGGAATGGATGACGAAGTTGCGAGTTCAGGCTCCATACTTATTCAATCAGTCGGGTGGCGGTGGCGCTAACGGCGGACAACAGGGTGGCGGAACGGCTGAACGTGGTGGAATGACGAAAGAAGCATTCAACGCACTAAGTCCAGAAGCCAGATTGCGTATTTACCATAAAGCGAAAGATGGTAAACAAGCAGCTTAATAAAGACTAGAATGGCGCAGGGGTTATGCCAGGACAAGTCTCGTAATCTAAAATAATCCCCGATTTTGAAGGAGACTTCCCATGGCTTTGACCCTTATTGAGGCTTCTAAGCTCGACGACGGCGACATCCATCGCAATGCAATCATCGAGATGTTTGCTGCGAACTCGGACATTCTCCGCGTTCTGCCTTTCGATGACGTTCCTGGGGGTTCGATCTCCTACAACCAAGAAGGCAAGCTTCCTGGCGTTGCTTTCCGTGGATTCAATGAATCCTACAGCGAAGGCGTTGGCATCCTCAACCCACAAGTTGAAGTGCTGAAAATTGCCGGTGGCGATCTGGACGTTGACAAGGCGATCCTGAAGACCCGTGGCATGGACCAGCGTTCGGTTCAGGAAGCCATGAAGGTGAAAGCGATGTCGCTTTACCTGACTGCAAAGTTTATCACTGGCGACTCCGATGCTGACCCACGTCAGTTCGATGGTCTCCGCAAGCGTATCGCTGGTTTCCAGTTGAAGGGTCCTACTACGACCGCTCCAACGGTTGACAGTGCGCTGTCGCTTGAGGCTCTTGACGCGGCCATTGATGCCGTGGACAATCCAACCCATATCCTGATGAGCAAAGGCATGCGCCGTAAGTTGACGGTTGCGGCTCGTAACTATCAGGTCGGCGGCTTCATCGAATACGCAATCGACGAGTTCGGTCGCCGTGTTACCCTCTACAACGATCTGCCTATCCTGATCGCTGACTACGACGACACTGGTGCGTTCATCCTCGACTTCACTGAGGGCGGGCCATCTGCCAATGACACGGTGTGTCAGTCCATCTACGTTCTGTCCGTTGGGACTGGGATGCTGACGGGCTTGCAGAACGGCACGATGGAAGTGACCGACCTGGGTGAGTTGCAGACGAAGCCTGTTCTCCGCACTCGTATTGAGTGGCTGGTTGGTTTCGCTGCCATGCACGGTCGTTGCGCGGCTCGCGTGTGGGGCATCGACAACGCTGCTATCACTGCGTAAAACTTAATGTCGGTGGGGCGTGAGCCCTGCCAACATTTCTTCACTTTCATCCAAGGAGGATGCTATGTCTGTTAAAATGGGTTCCAACAAGTGGTCGATTGATAGCCTTACTATCCTGGAGCCTTCCAGCGTAGGCGCGGTTACATCCACTGCTGCTTCGACACAGTTTATTGCACTCGACCAGCTTGCGGCTTACTGGAATGCTGGTGACAGCGCGCAGGAGCTTGATCTGGGCGTCGTGTTTGAAGTCTCCGCTTTCGGTGGAACTGCTGTGACATGTAGTGCGACTGTTGAAGTGGCTCCCGACTCGGGCGCATTTACTTCTCCTGTCACCATCGGCACAATCGCCATCACTGGAACGGGTCGCGCGGTTATCGTGATCGACCGCGACGCCATCGTGAATGCCTGGGGCACTGCCACAGTCACCGTTGGTTCGCTGCGTGCGAAGATGACACTCTCGGCTGGCACGTCGCCAACCATCACCTACGTCGCTTACGTGGCTCCTCTCGCGGGTCTCTAAGCCTTAACCAATAATGTCGGTGGGGCGTAAGCCCTGCCAACATCATTTTTCGTAAACCCGACAACACGAAAGAAGACACATGCCAACTCCAGCCGATCAAGACATGGAAGTTTTACGCACTCCTACTCCCGAAGAAAGAGTTGTGTATAGTCCAGAAGGCAAACGTGCAGTTCTCAGCACTCCGAATGCGCATGACAGAGTTCAGCATCTCGGATGGTCCTACAGTCAAGCGAAAGCTCCAACCGTGAGAGAGACCCAAAAGGTCACGGTCCTGGTTAGCAAGACTGCTGCTCCAAAAGTTGACGCAAAACCGGAAGAGACTGACGAAGTTGATCTGAGTTCGATGGAAGCTCCTGAATTGATCGCATTCGCGAAGACACATTTTGACATGGACTTTAAGTCCGACGTTAAGAAAGAAGATGTTCTGGCTGCGATTTTGCAGGAACAGACCACGTAATTTGAGTCTGTATTTTGCATAGGTGTATTAAGGGCAGACATCGAAAGGTGGACTGCCCTTAGTTTTATCTTGACAGATTTTGAGACTGTGTTAAAGTTGGAGATGCGAATTTCTTCTTACTACAAAAGGTGCTGCCATGACCCAGTTATTCCATGTTTACGACGAAAAAGGTGAAGCTTTCGAAGTGCGCCCTGATGTCGCCAAAGACCTTGTGATTACCAAGGGCTGGTCGCTTGATCCTCCTGTCGTTAAGGCTGCTCCAGCGTATGTGCCAGAGCCTGTGCATGATCGTCTGGTCGCCGACCAGCCAGAGATGGTTGCTGTCGAGGCGTCGGCTGAGCATCCACCAGCACCACCACCAGTAGTCGTGCATGAGGAAGAACCTCCAGTTGTGCATGAAGACCACGACCACACCGAACATCACCCAGTCGCGGTTAATGCGCAGTCAGATGAAGCTCGGACGTAATCATGCCTATGTCTGGGGATGACAGTCTTGATCCTCTTATTCGTGGGAACATAGACGATGCTGTTAAAGAGCAGGGAGTGTCACTATTGATCCAGGCTGTAGCGGAAAGGTCCGCGAATGCCGCAGTCAAGAACACATTTTTTCTACTAGGCGTTGATATCGCTGATCCGAAAGAAGTTGAGACGCTTAGAGATTCGTTTAAGAACATGCGAGAAGACACCAAGCGAAAAGCGCACCGAAAAGAGATTTGGGCAAGCGGCATAGTGCATGGGTCGATCACTGTCGCTACTGCCGCCATCATCGCGGTCTTGGGCGGGTTCTTGTCGGGTTTTAACTTCAAGTTTCATTCATAAGGCACTGCCATGACCTTTCAGTTCATCGTAGAAGATGGCTCCTTAGTTGCCAACTCCAATAGCTACCTGACCATAGATGAAGCTAACACTTACATCCAAGCGAACTATCATGTCTATCCACAGTGGCAAGTCTTGGATACACTGACGAAGCAGCAGCTTCTCGTGTGGGCCTGTCGCTATCTCGACCAGCGTGCTACATGGAATGGTGTTCCTACTTCAACTTTCCTCGCTGATCCAACTCAAACAAACCTGATTGCGACATGGGCTGTAGCTCCAATCTTTGGACCTACCTCAACTCAATCAATGCGTTGGCCTCGTGCGTGTGTTCTGGATCGTGATGGAAATGCACTGAATGCCGACACAATTCCGAAGCAGCTTAAAGATGCGTGTGCCGAAATGGCTCGCTATTTGCTCGCGAATGATCGCTCGCTTGAACGCCCACAAGACTTCTTGACTGAGTTGAAAGCTGGTGATGTGACCTTGAGATTTCGTGATGCTGTCCTCGCCATCGTGCCGTCAGAAGTCTCCTTTATCGTGCGTGGTCTTGGTTCCATCTCCAGCGGACGAACAAACTTCAGCAAGATAACAAAGGTGTAATATGTCGGGTTTTCGTTCCATGGTTCAAAGTCTCGTCCAGCAAGGAATTCAGATTTTAGGTGATCTGGCAGAAACCGTGACATTCACAAAGACAACTGCTGGTTTGTATGATCCAGTCACAGGTAACACGACCAAGACCAGCGTCACTTATACTTTTCCCGCTGTGTTCGGTCGCTTTGGACAGAATGAGATTGACGGTAAAGATGTAATTGCAACCGACGCCAAGCTAACTGTTGCATTTCTTGATCTCCCAGTTGAGCCACAAGCCCAGGATAGTTTGATAGTCAAAGGTCGGCCATGGAAGGTTATAAGAACCGTGGGATCGCCTGGAGATAGTGTTTGGACAATCCACATTCGGGTCACTTAAATGTCGATCATCAAGAACAAGACTGCGTTTGTGAGCTATGTTAAAGCGGCGGGGCCTGCTCTGGATGAACGCTTTCGTGTGAGGATGACAAATGCCCTTACTATCTTCCATCGAGAGGTTACGGATAGAACACCAGTTTGGTCTGGATCAGCGATTGCCAATTACCGTTGGTCTGTTGGCACAATGGCCTATGGCTACGTTACTCCTATTGATAATGGGCCTCCGGGACACACAAATACCATGCCGCTCGGAGTTGAACCAAGGCGTGGACCGAACCAAGCAATAGCAGATACTTCCTTCGCAGCAGTTTTGGCGTCTTTAAGTAATCCTTATCAGGCATTTTATCTCAACAACAATGATGGAGATATCATGGACCTGGAACTTGGTTTGATACCAAACGCAGGAGGACTTCACTCAAGATCGCCTAACGGAATGGTCTTTGTTTCGCTTGAATACGTCAAAATGCTCTTAGCGTCAGGATTGTAAAATGTCACTTGAACATCTCCGCATTTATTCTCAGAGCAGGTTGCTCACTGCGATGAATGCACAGTATCCAGCCATTCCCATCCAGTTCGATAATGCTCCTTTCGTGCAGCCCGACACCATGTGGGGTGGGTTTTCGATCATGGATGGGAACAGCAAGATCGTCTCTCTCGGAACACAAAAGGTGGATCGCCATGTGGGTTTCGTTCAATTCGATGTGCTCGCTCCCCAGAACTCTGGAACCGCTGTGGCTACCCAAGTAGCTGAATTCGTGGGACGAACTTTCCGTGATGTTATCACACAACTGCCAGACCAATCTAAAGTGGTCTTCAAATCGCCACAGTTCATTTCCCGTGGGATGCAGAATGGGTTTTACCGAATGTGTATGCGTTGTGCTTATTGGAGGGACGAGCCGCCAACTTGATAAAAATTTCTTGACTTTTTTGATTTTCTATGGTAAATGTTCGATTTGAGAATCAATTCCAAGAATGGATGTCATGGGACAATCACGGCGAGTGGCATATCGACCATATTCGTCCTTGCGCTTCATTCGACTTGACTGATCCAAAACAACTAAAAGAATGCTTCCATTACACTAACTTACAACCTTTGTCGGCTCGTGATAATCTGTCTAAGAATTCTTTAGGATTCAGGTTCAAGAAAGTGGCGTGACCTTCTCTTAAAAAAAAGATTGACAAAACAGGTCTAATGCCGTAGAGCGTGCAGTATTATTCCGCCCGAATATATTCTCATGACGTGCTGTCAGAGAGATAAACGGAGCGCCTCCAAGGAGACGGCTCATGACCGCTGTATTCGCAACAACCAATCGCTCAAACCTTCGCTTCATTTCTGAGGTTGTTGGTCAATGGGGCCAGACCCCTGCTTCCGGCGTTACTCGTGAAGCCCGCATGGTGGGCCAGAGCTTCAGCGTCAAGAAGAGCACGATCAAGTCGAACGAACTCCGTGACGACCGTATGGTGTCGGACATCATCCAGACTGAAATGATGTCTGATGGTTCGATCAACTTCGAATTCTCCGCTGGCGCTGTTGATGATTTTCTTCAGGCTTTCATGCAGGGCACATGGACACGTCCAATGACGATGGATCATTGGTCCGGTGTTGGCGTTTCGTGGGCTTCTACTTCTTCGGTTACAATCGTCAACCAAGGCGATTTGACTGGCTACTTCACCGCTTCTCGCCGTGTCAAGACTGAAGGGTTCATTAACCCAAGCAACAACGGCTACTTCCAGGTTTCTTCGACCTCTTATTCGGCTCCTACTTTCACGATCAACTTCTCAACGTCAACAGGTGTTGTTGAGGCTGGTAACACTGTGTCTCGCCTGTCCGACGCCAATGACGTTATCATCTTGAAGAACGGCGCGATCCGTGCTGGAACTGGTGCTGCTCCAACCTTCGACAGCAACAGCAACAATGCCTTCGCTTCGGCAATCACTGCTGGTCAGTTGAACGCTGGTCAGATCATCTATGTTGATGGTTTGGGATATGAAACAGGAACATTCACGTTCTCCGATCTGGCTACTGTCGTGGCGACAATCACTGTCAACGACGGCGTGAACTCTTACGGCTTCGTCGCTGGAACGGACTTCGCTGCTGGTGCGTCCATTGCCAACTCTGCGAGCAATCTTGCTGTCGCCATCAACACTGCCCGTGTCCTTGGCATTGGTGCGTCTCCAGGCGTCCCTGCCACGTTCCTGAATGTTAGTGCTGTGCAAAGCACATCCATAGTGACTGTGACCAACCTGAACGCTCCAGGCGGCACGCTGTCGGATACTGGCTCGCTCGCCGCTGTTGCCAACTTCTCTGGCGGACATGCGGGTGCTCACGGCTTCTTCACCATCGTCTCTACTGGGACTGATATTCTGACTGTTTCGCCTGCTCCTACAACTGTGGCGAATGGTGGTTCTCTCGGTGTGACAATCAAGGGTTCGATGCTTCGCAACCCATCTGTGTCTTCCAACATCATCCAACAGTCTTTCGGTATCGAGACGTTCTTCCAAGACATCGCCAAAGGCTTCTACATGGACGGCCAGATGCCTTCCACGTTTACCTTGGACCTGAATGCATCTGCCATTCTGACTGGCTCCGTGGCCTTCATGGGACGTGCTACGGCTACGCTCACTGCCACCAAGCTTGGTGCTGGTTCTTACACGCCACTGTTGGCGCTGACGAACGAGATCATGAATGCGACTGTGGATGTTGGAACGCTGCTGCAAAATGGTGTTGCTCTTTCCACTGCGATCAAGTCTATCAAGCTGGATGGTAAAGCCACTCTGCGTAACCAGATGGCTGTGTCTTCGAAATTCCCTGTCGGTATCGGCACGGGTCGTTTGGAGATCACCGGCTCTGCCGAAGTTTACTTCGCAGACCTGACGCAGTTCAATCACTTCCTGAACCACGATACTGTTTCGTTGCAGTTCCCTGTGTTCGACAGCCGCAAGCTGACTTACTACTTCACTCTGCCTGCGCTCAAGTTCATTGCTGATCCAATCGACGTGAAGGGTATTGACCAGGACGTGATGGAGCCAATGTCGTTCGAAGCGTTCCGCGATCCAGCGACTGCGTGCATGATGCAGATCGACCGCTTTAGTTCGGTTCTGCCTGTTTTGGGATAATCCAGA